TATCTACAGGCTCTCCTGTTTTTTGTGGAGAGTTTCCAAATGTTGCTGCTGTACTATTTGATACTATTGATGTTGCCATTATAATAATTCTCCTGGATTACCATTTACTTTAAAAAGAAATATATCTTTTACATTAAAATCATTATTATTTGTATAACCAAAAATTGACACTTCATCACAAGCTTCAGGTATATTATAATAATATGTATATTGTATTCCTTCAGGAGATGTATCTAAAGTTATAGCACTCCCTGTTATAAATATGGTAAGATTGTCACTAACCTTTCTAACAAGCAAAGCTATTCTAGCTTTTCCATTTTCCACAGAACCATCTTGCAATGTAAACTGAAATTTATGAACACCTGGACTAATACTTACACCACCTACATCAGTTCTTAGAGAACCTGTTGATACATCACTATATAAATAGCTGTTATTAGATGAATTATAAGTAAAATTAGAAAGTATTGTCCAAGCATTTGATGTAGTAGGATAGCTACTTAATATATTGCTTCCAAATGTAGCATTGTTTAAATCAAATACAAAATTTGCACCTGTACCACTTGACTCTATAGTTGAGTCTAATCCCCACCAAGATACAAGATTAGTTTTTTCTGATGTTGTTAATTCTGAATATTGTTTTTGACTAATACTTTGTATTTCTTCTTGAGTTAATACTCTACCTACCCATATACCTACTTGAGCTATATTACCATTAAAAAAATTAGAAGCTTGGTCAACTCCTATTTTGAAAGACTCATCATTAGTTAAATCTGCAGATGATTGCCCTGAAATATCAGTAGTAGCTTGTAATGCTCCATCAATATATAAACTTTGCAATGCACTTCTATCTATTGTAGCTGCAACATGTGTCCATACTCCTGCAGAAGGAACAAATGAATCAGTTTTTGTTGAAAAAGTAGTGCTACCACAATCTGTAAATAATTCTATGTCATCTGAGCCACTATCTACTCTAATTTGAATACCTATATTAGTACCTGAACTGCTTCTATTATTTATTATTGCTGCATTTGGGT